GCGGCAAAGGAATACGCTTACAAAATTCAACTGGAAAATGACGCGCACAAAAAGAACATCGATCTGACCATTGAAGGGCGGCAGCACACGCTTAATCTTGCAGCCGCAAAGATGGCTGCGAGCGATCAGGCTGTTGAACAAGCGTCCGCATACGACAAGGAAGCCACGGCACTTGCAGAGCAAAATGTAGAATTGATGACGCAACTCGAAACGCTCGGAATGAGCGCCGAAGCGGCTGCAAACTATCGCTACCAGAAGAAACTGCTTAATGACGAGCGGTTGAAAGGTATTGTTTACGGCAAAGAGGAAAAGGCTGCACTCATTGCGACCGCAAAGGAAAACGAACGCCTGACCGCTTCAATCAAGTTGCAGACTCAAAACATGCAGTTTGAACGTGAGACATACAAAGGTTTCTTCGGTGACTTTTACAAAGGCGTGATGGACGGCAAGAGCGTCTGGCAGTCCTTCGGTGATGCGTTCAACAATGTAATGGACAAGATCATTGACCGCCTGTTGAACGATCTGCTTGACGCGATTTTCCAAGTCAACGGTGCGGTCGGCGGTGGCGGTGGCTTCCTTGGTGGGCTTGGAAGCCTTATCACTGGCGCGGCTGGCCTGCTTGGCGGTGGCGGCGCAGTCGCGGGCATCATGTCTAGTACGAACGCCAGCCTGCAAAGCAGCAGCGTAGGGATGGCAAACCTCGCACCAGCGCCAAGCCGCTTCGCTAACGGTGGTGCGTTCACTAACGGAATCGTCCAGCAGCCCACCGCGTTCTTCGCCAAGGGCGGTGCGCCGGGGATCATGGGCGAGGCTGGCCCTGAAGCAATCATGCCGCTTCAGCGTGGCCCTGACGGCTCGTTGGGCATTCAGGCGCACGGCAAGATGCAGAGCAGCAACGACAACGGCGGTACGAAGGTGTTTGACATGCGCGGTGCGGTTGTCACAGGAGATTTGCTCGCACAAATGGAAATCATGGCGTCCGAACATGCAGACGTTGCAGTTGTTCGCAACAATGCGCGGCAGATGCGTACACGTCAGCGGAGTTTCGCAAAGTGATTGATCTTAGCATTCTGCGCGGTTCTGTTGGTACACCTAAGATGGTGGATTGGGGCGGGACATTGACACCTGCACTTGGCGGCGTTCGGCAGCGTCTTAACAGACTCGGCACGCGGTTTGGTTTCAATTTTGAAAGCGTACCGATGTATATGGAGTCTGAAGGGCGGCGCGCTGTTGCGCTGTTGCAGCAGGCCAAACTGCAAGGTGCGAGTATCCCTTACCCGCAGATCGGGATCAATATCGGCAGTCCCGGCAATACGCTGGCAAACGGCGCACAGGCGGCAGGAACGGCACTCGCCGTCAAGTCTGGCACGCCGTATTATGTTGTGCGACCGGGACAGGCTTTGAACGTTGTCAAGGCCGGTCGGCGGTATCTGTATTTCGTCGCAACGCAGACGCAATTGAACAGCGGTGGAAATGGGACCGTCACACTCACTACGCCTATGCGCGTCCTGCTTGCCGGTGACGAAGTGATTGACTTCAAAACGCCTCGCATCGAAGGATACATTGAAGGCAATGAAACCGAATGGTCCATTCAGGCCGATCAGATGACGCCGCTCAAATTCTACATTGAAGAACGCGCATGACGGCTCTTTCACCAGCACTTGACGCAGCACTTGCAGGCGACACGGTAACAATTTTTGGCAGTTTGAGCATTACGGTCGGCGGCGATACTGTCCGACTGCTTGACGGCTCATATGAAATGGTGATCGACGGTTACGTTTATAGCGGTGAAAGTACGACTTACGGCACATGGGCTGCACTAGATAAATTTCAGGACGGTACAGGCGATAGTGCGCCCAGCATTGTCGTATCAATGCTTCCTGCCGACGAAGCCGCAGTTGCCGCATTATCCGGTCCATCGATGCAAGGTGAGATTGTCAAGGTCAGCGTTGGTGCAGTTGACAGCGCAACGGGTCTTGTCATTGGCGATCCTTTCCTGTTGTTCGACGGTGAAGTTGACGTAACGCGATACATTTTCGGCCAACGCACCAGCGAAGTTGAATTTGAATGTGTTGGCGGTATGGAGCGAATGTTTTTCAACGATGAAGGTATTCGACTCGTTTCGTCGTTCCACGTCCAGACATGGCCGGGTGAACTTGGTTTGAACCATGTGACCGGCATTGAAGATACAATTTATTGGGGTGGCTATGCGCCTTGATCTGAATGAACGCGCCAATGTAACGCAGGCAACGCTTGAAGTGTTTTCGTCCCATGCGTTTGAATGGGGCAAATACGATTGCGGCAAGATGCTCATTCATCACGTCCGCGCAATGGGTCATAAGATCACTACAGGTGGCACTTGGAAAAGTCCGGTTGGTTTGTCTCGCTTCCTGCGGCGTCACGGCGGCTCAGGGGCGGCTTGTCTGGACGGCTGGGGGTTGTGCCGCATTCCTGCCGCCATGTGCCTCACAGGTGACGTGGTGGAGATTGAAGGGGGTGAACCGCCGTTCGGTGCGTTCGGTGTTTACATCGGCAATGGGCGCGTTATGGCTTATCACGAGACGGTTGCAGGACTTGCTGTGATCCAACCGAACCGCCTGACGGCAGCATGGAGACTCTGAGTGGCAAAGGTGTTGAAAATTGCCGCTTTCGTTGTCGCCATTGCTGCGGCGATTCCTACGGGCGGTACGTCTCTGGCAGCAGCCGGTGCGGCTGGTGCGGCGGGTACGGCAACGGTGGCCGTGGGGTCCACAACTCTACTCGGCGCAGCCCTTGGTGTCAGCGCTCAGGTTGCCAGTGCGATTGCTCTTGGTGTAAATTTCGCAACAGCGCTGCTCACCAGACCGTCCCAATCGGGCGGCGGAAGTCAGACAAGTTGGAAATCCGATACAAAAGCAGACGCACCGATTGTCTTTGGTCGAACGCTGGTCGGTGAATACATGATCTACCGAAAGACCAATGGCAAGGACAACGATTTTCAGCATATCGTCGGTATTCTGAGCGGTTGCGGCCCGATCCAGTCAATTGACCAAACTTATCTCGACAAGCGACCGATCAGTTTTTCCGGCACTGCGGTTGTTGGTTTTCCGCAGACGCGCATTTGGCAGACTTCACAACTCGGCGCTTGCCCTGAAGCCGCAGCCATGACGCTGACTGCAACACGCAAAAGCGAAGTCATCACGCCACCCGGTTGGACAAGTTCGCACAAACTATCCGGCTATGCAGCCGTGATGAACATTTTCCAATACGATGACGGTGGTGATTACAAATTCACGCAGTTGCCGTCCATGCGCCACCTTGTCAAAGGTGTGAAATGCTATGACCCTCGCTTTGATAGCACGTATCCCGGTGGTACGGGCGCACAGCGTTACAACGATCAGACAACTTGGGCTTTCAGTGAAAACCCTTGGATTCAGGCGATTACTTTTTGCATTGGTTGGCATCAAGGGCCGAACAACATTCGTGTTGGCGGAATCGGTATGCCGATTGAATCAATCGATCTTGCTGCTTTTGTCGAAGCGGCAAACATTGCCGATGCGAACGGCTGGAAATCAGGCGGTCGCATTACCGCCGTCAGCATCCACAATCCCGCCCCGCTGACCGTTTTGCACGGCTGAAGTGGCAGCGATTGTTGCACTTGCAGCAGCCGCCGTAACGTCGGCCATAAATTCATCATGCTGGCGAGAATATGCTTTAGTGTAGGTCATCGATCAGTAACCCCAAGAAATCCAATTAACAGCGGTCGCAATGTCGTTTGAACCAATTTTATATTGAGTAAGCCCGACAAGCGTTGCGGCCAAACTGTCACCATCCGTTGCGGTAGTATTGAGAGCAGTTGCGCTGACCCATATCTTACCAGAAGTCGTGTAAGCAACGGGGAGCGTCAAATCAGCCGACCATCCGTTTGCACCGCTGGTTGCAGTACCCGTTTGCAAATAATAAGTACGCGCACCGATGGGAACGGCAATGTAATCACCGTTCGCATTAGACCCGAAGGAAAGCGCACCGTTCGCCGCAAGAGCCGTTCGACCAGCCGCCGCATCGGCCAATTCCAAGAGCGAGCGACCGAATGAAGTTGTGGTGAGCGCGGCGATAGCTGCAAGATCAGAATCATACGCCTGCACGTCCGTACCGATCACAGCGCCGATGGCCGTGCGCTGCGCCCCAGCCGTGCTGGCAGCAAGCAAGGTGCGAGCCGCAGCCGTCAGATCGGCCAGCGCAGCCGTGCCTGTACCGCTGTAATACGGCAGTTTGTCAGCAGCAGGCGTCAGGGTGGCAAGTGGCGCAAGACCGGTCCCAGCGATGATTACACTCAAGCCTACAGCACTTGTCAGAAATTCGGCCTGTTGGACGCCGATGCCGCCGACCTTCTGACCGATGTAGAACCGCCCACCCGTCAGGTAGAAATACCCGTCACCTTCACCAACAGCCGTGTCGGCTGCACCGGCTGCGAGGCTGTCATACCAACCGCCCGCCGTCGCTACTTCAAGCGCGGTCGCATAACCTTGCGCGTTTGCAGCGGACGTGGTTGCAATGACAACCTGTGATGCGATAAGATCATTACCGTTGATGTTTGCAGTTACAGCACCGTCAACGATTGTGGCGATAAGATCAACCATTACTGCGTAACTCCCGCGATGACGGTAAAGGTGCCTTTGAAATAAACACCTTTAGTCCCGCCATATGGCGTTATGTGAATGTCATAGTAAAGCGTCAAATCCTGACCGACTTCAGGTGCGGCGGGGAGCGCTTCCATGACTGCCTCTGCCACGCTGATCGTTGCGGTAGTATCCGCCCCAACCAGAGCGAGCGTGATTTCGGACCCGTTTTCAAGCGAGAGAAGCGGCGTGCCTGTTGCATCAGGCAACTGGCGAACCTGCATCGTCATTGCTGCAAGAGTCAAGTCAATGTCCGTGAACCTAATGACAAAGTTCCACGGTACGAACCGGTCTGCTGTCAGCGCAACTATGGCTGGATAAATCATGTCTCACCTTTTACCAAGTTGCAATCGCAACGCGCTTCCAATCGCCGGAAGCAACGCATATGTAAATATAACCGCTGTCATAAGCAATCGTACCAGCCGTACCAGCCGCCGCAGCGCTCGCAGGCGTAGTATTCGGAATTTTACCGGCGTACAGTTCAATGAAGTTGTCATTGCACTTATCAAAAGCGTCACGCAGCGAATCGCCGGTTCCGTCATTTGCAGTTGTACCAATGCCGATATTTTGACGTGCCATGTTACACCCGATCAGCAGTAAGGAAGTTATTATCAGCCTTGATGGTTATGGTGTCAGCGCTCATTGAGAAGCCATAAGTACCAAGATCATGTGTCACACCGTTAAGGTATTGAACTTGCAATTCGTAAACTCTCGAAACGTCCAATCCGCTCAAAGTGTAAGAAATGGTTTCGTCCGAGTTGGGCGGAAGGCTCGTTGAACTTGTCCAATCGGTCGTACCATACTCACGATACTTGAAAACCACAAGGTTCGGAGTGAGGAAACCGTAAATTGACGAACGAAGCGAAACGTCCTCACCAGTGATCGTAAATGTACCGCTTGGCACACCTTCAAGAGAAACGGTCGAACGCGCAACCGTCCAAGTCGCATCAGCCGGGTCGGACGGCGATGGAGCCGTGTTGTCAGTCGTTCCCGGTGCAGCGACACCTGTTTGTCCGAGCGCCCAAGTATGCTTTGCGGCGGTTTCTTCACGGCAAGTCAGCGTGACGGTGCCGCTGTTCGGATCAAGTTCGCGCTGAATGACAATCATGTCTTTGCCAGCCATGTAACCGAACACCGGGTCATCTTCTATCGTCAGACAGTCACCAGCCTTATAGCCAAGCCAACGCATTTTGAGCGGCAGGACGCATGGACCGGCTTCGCGTGCGTTGGCAATATCGTAAGCTGCAATCTGCGCGACCTGATCCGGCGTATCGCCCGCCTCGCACTGGATCATGCCGTAATTGACTTCCTTGGTCCGCTCTGCGCCATCTTCAGCGAGATAAGCGGCATTGCGAACAATCCCGGCAGGAACC